AGAGTTCCACAAGGTTTTAGAGAGGTTTTGCAAAAGGTAAAAGCAGCAAATCCCTATCACAAAATCGACGGCGAATATTCGCATTGAAATTTAGGAAGTATTGAGATGGAAAAATATAATGTCTTTCGCAAAGAATTAGAAACTCTGATCAACTGTAATAGCATGGAAAATGGTTCTAACACACCAGATTTTATTCTTGCACAATATTTGGTGGACTGTCTTCAAACGTTTGACAAGACTGTCAGGCACAGAGAAGAATGGTATGGTCGCCTGCAGGCTCAGAAGATACCAAACTAATGGCAAAGAAGAAGTCAAAGATCGAATCTATTGAAAGCACCATTGATGGTGTCAGTGAAATCACACGTCAGGCTCAAAGTGAACAGTTTCACAGAGAAGTGATGGAAATTCAAAAGTCTGGTTGTTCACTCATTGAAGCAATCACTGCTTACTGTGAAGAACGAGAAATGGATGTCGAAGATATTGTCACTTTCATGACACCGAGATTGATGGCTGATCTAACAAGAGAAGCAGCTGGATTGAAACTACTCAAAAAAGAGTATCGAGATAGTTTGCTTGATTAAACATGGAATATTCAGCTTACAAAGTTTTCAAAATCTTTGGTGCAATGCAGATGCATTTCACGTCAGGATTTGACTATGCAAAATATGGCTGCAACGTCAAAACTCTAACTCTAGAGAAATTCAATCCTAGACGCCGTCAATACGAAAAACTCTATGATATGTTTTTGGACGAGAAAGCACTCATCAAAACACTAGCACCTGTCTTCTATCACTTCAAACCAACGTGGGTTGGTGAAGCAATTCAGAAGATTGTTGAACGTGATGACAAGGTGATGAGAGCTAGGGCAACATTCGATGCGCCTGTCTATTACACCATCAAGGAATTAAAACAACTTTCTGATCCAATTTCACTGTATGTGAGTGAGACCACCGCAGCTAAAGAGGTGATGAGTGGACATCTTACGCCAGAAACGGCAATCATTTTGGACAAAGCTACAGGAATCTTGAACATCTCGAAAAAATCTGTCAATATAGTTGATAAGGATTTTACAAAATCACTAAATAGATATGCTACTTTCGTTGATGTATCCAAAGATGATTTGGATCAGATACGAATATCAGCAAGGAAATACCTAGAAACACTTAGAGCTTAGCTCATTTAACTTCACTAAACCAAAAGAGGAAAATATATGTCAATTGCAAGTCTCCGTAGAAGCCGTCAAGAATCAGCCGATGCTCTCGCAAAGAGTCTGTCTGATGCCAAGAGAGGAAATGATCCAGATGCAAATCTCTGGAAGCCTTTCCTAGACGAAGAAAAGGGTGTTGGTCAAGCAGAAATTCGTCTGCTTCCACAACCAGATGGTGAACCACTTCCATATGCAAAAGTTTTTGCACACAGCTTCAAAGGTGCGAATGGAAAGTATTACATCGAAAAATCTCTCACCACATTTGGTGAAGCTGATCCAGTTTCAGAAGTCAACAAACGTCTCTGGGATTCTGGTGGCACACCTGATGAATCCGATGCAAAGCGTCGAACACCAAATCAGAAGATTGCTTCCAATCAGAAGCGAAAAGAAGAATATTTTTGTAATATCTTGGTCGTTTCCGATCCGGGCCGTCCACAAAATGAAGGGAAGGTATTTGAATACAAGTTTGGTCCAAAGATTTATGAATTGATTGAACTTGCACAGAATCCGAAGTTTGTTGGAGAACAAAAGTTCAATCCATTCGATATGTGGGATGGTGCTAATTTGAAGATTCGTGTCCATCGTGAAGGTCAGGGAAAGAAGGGATTCTGGAAGTATGATGCAACTTCATGGGCAACACCAAGCGAGCTATTTCCCGGCGACGATGCAGCCAAGGAAGTGGTTTGGAATCAATGTAAGTCTGTCTCTGCTCGTCTAGATAGAGTAAAGGCCGGATTTAAGCCTTATGATGCTCTTGCACGACATTTGTTGACTGTTCTCGGGCCTACTTCTGGAACTGATGGAATTTTTGTCCCTACATGGGTCAAGAAGGAAGAGGAAGTTGCTGCTTCAGAACAGGCTGTAACAGCCCCTGTTACACGTTCTGTATCTGTGACACCAACAACTGCACCTGTGACTCGCACAGCAGCTGTAGCACCTACGGTCACTTCTAAGGCTGCTAGTGATGACTTAGCTTTCTTTGAGTCACTAGCAAGTCAAGCCAAGTCTGGTTAATTGAAAAGGTGATGTAATTAAAGCCGGGATGAAATATTCCCGGCTTTTCTTTTGGAGAATTTTATGAGTATTTGTGAAAATGAAGGTTGTGGTCCAGATTGTGGTGGTTGTGCTGTTTGTATACCACATGGCTATCGCAATAAATTAGACCTATGTCAGTGTGATTTTGGAAACTGTCAATGTAATCAACCAAAAATATCTTTAGATGATCAAATCACCCGCAAGATTGGATCACTCTATGGAATGGGACAATCTGAAAAGCACAAAAATCTTGATGAATTGCTTGGGTTTGTTCTTTGTGCACTTGATATTGCAGCCAACGATAAGCTTGATAGAATGAGATATCGTCAGCTTAGAGCGATGGTTGCAAGAAAAGCAGTCGAAGCTTGTCCTGTTCTTTCACAACATGCAATCGAATTGAGTATTGATGCTCAGGTTGACCAAGAAATGGGACCGGTTTGTATTTGACCGTTCGTCGGAATTTGGTTGTTTAAATTTTAAAATTTGATATACTCTTCTCCATCAAGCCACCAAAACTTTAAGGAAAAACCAAATGTCTTTCGTCCCTTCAACCGCACAGCAAGGTTATTTTGAGTGGATCGTCAATGATACCGGCAATGCTGTTGTGGTTGCAGTAGCTGGCGCTGGAAAGACCACCACGATTGTTCACGGTCTCCGTCTGATGGTTGGCCGTAAGTTTGTTGGTGCCTACAACAGCAAGATGGCAAAGGAACTTCAGGAGCGCACTACCGGTATGACTGATGTCACCGCGTCCACATTCCATTCCGCTGGCTTCAAGGCTCTCAAGTTCGCTTTTGGCAAGACTCATGGTGTGAATTTGGAAGAGAAGAAAGTCAAGAAAATCTGTGAGCTTCTGATTGAAGAACAGGGTCGTGATGACCTGAAGTCCACCATCGGTACTATTTGTAAAGTCGTGAGCATGGCGAAAAATCGTGGCATCGGCGCTCTGACTCCTATTGACGACAACAAAGCTTGGTTCGACATGGTCGATCATTATGACCTTGATTCCGACCTCCCCGACAACTTTCCGGTTAGTGAAGTTGTCGAATTTTCAAAGATCGTCCTGACTAAGTCCAATGAAGAATTGAATATCATTGATTTTGATGACATGGTCTATCTGCCGATCCAGAAAAATCTCAGGATGTTTCAGTATGATTGGGTCATGATTGATGAAGCACAGGATACCAATTCGACTCGTCGTGCTATGGCTGCAAAGATGCTGAAGCCGACTGGTCGTCTGGTTGCGGTCGGTGATCCTTGCCAAGCCATCTTTGGTTTCACTGGTGCTGACAATGATTCTCTGGATCAGATTGTCGAAAGCTTCAAGGCCAAGCGCATGTTCCTGACAATCACCTATCGCTGCCCGAAGGCTGTTGTCAAGCATGCCCGCAACTGGGTCTCTCATATCGAAGCTGGAGACAGTGCGCCAGAAGGTTCATATTCAGTTATTCCGATGAAGAATCTGATTCCGATGGTTACGAACACTGACGCCATCATCTGCCGCTATAACAAGTATCTGGTCGCTCTCTGCTTCAAGCTGATTCGTGCTGGCATTCCGGCCAAGATCGAAGGTCGCTCGATTGGCGAAGGTCTGATCCGTCTGTGTGACAAGTGGAATACGAAGAATATTGATGTCCTTCAGGAGCGTCTGGAAGACTACCTGAAGCGTGAAGTGGACAAGGCTCTGACGAAGGGTCAGGAAGACAAGGCTGATCGCGTCAAGGATCAGGTTGAGACTGTGTTCGTCTTGATCGAACGTGCTCGTGACAAGAAGATGAGCACTGTTCAGGAACTCAAGGATATGATCACCACGATGTTTGCTGACAACGTATCCAGTAAGGGGATTCTGACTCTCTGCTCTGCACATAAGTCAAAGGGCATGGAGTGGGATCGGGTCTTTATTCTGGGTCGTTCGGAACTGATGCCTTCGAAAATGGCAAAGCAGGCTTGGCAGCTTGATCAGGAGCGGAATCTTTGTTATGTGGCTATCACTCGTGCCAAAAAGGATTTGGTTGAAGTCACTGGTGTTGAAGAGTTGATTCCGAAAAAGCCATCCATGAATTCAATCATCAGTGATGTGTTCAATGACAATCACTAATCATCTACATTGATTGAATACCAGATTAGCAGCATTACAAGCTTGAAGTGTGCTGTCTGGTATTGCAACAGGTGCTGTTGATCCACCACCAGACGATCCACCACCTCCAGAAACAACAACAGGTGTTGATCCACCAGAATCCCTAGCAATAGCTGCGCGTGTTCTAGCTCTCTGTTCTTCTTGAGCAGAGAGATACTTAGACATAGCAATCTTGGTCTGAATGTTATTCATATCAAAATTTTCTCTATCTCTATCAACCCGTCCTAGATAAGTATTAACTTCTCCGACTGTTCTGGGAACACCGTGATTGTAATAGATAGATTGATTCAACATAGCATTTTTGTGACCGACAATATCTGCTGCGATTGCAGTCGGTGAAGCTCGCTTTAGTTTTTGGGCGTCACGATCACCAGCCTGATGTTCAAGATAAGCTTGAGCACCAGTCACCATCTTTCTTTCAATTCCTTCTCTATTGATCAATGCTGCCATCATTGCATTAACCAATGGATCGCTCACATCCCCGTTTATGATATATCCAAATTGTGGATACTTTTTTCTTAGACTATTCGCAGTTTCTGTAGTAATTTGCCACGGTCCAGTTGCAGAACTATTCTTATTTTTTATATTGTTTGGGTCGTTAGGACGTGTCTCAATATTTTTTATTCCCATTAGAACGCCAGCATCAACACCACCACCCACAATCTGTGCAGCTGCTATTGCTGCCTCGCCGGGTGTCATTGATTTTGTGTCACCAAAAGAAGCTTTCTTCTTTCCGGTCATGGCATCACCAATATAATCAATAGTGTTGGTGAATCCGGGCTTGTCTTTAACTGTATTGTAAGTTTTATCTCCAACCCACTTACCAATCTCCCAACCTAACCAACCGACACCAAGAGCTATTGTGACTTTTCCAATTACATTAGCCAAACCAGCAATGATTTTGACAAGTCCAGAACCAGTAAAGATTGCTCCAATCCCCTCCAAAGCATCTTTGAAGAAATCACCAATTTTACCTTTTGATTCTTTCTCATCCTTGTCGTCTTTCTTTTTTTTCTTTGGTCCATCACCATCAAGAGCCTGATAAATTTCATCAAGTTTGTCAAGAAGTGATTCTCTGAAATATTTCTCTTCTGAAGAATTGTATTGCATGGTCTTGATCCATTGAGAAATGTCAAGTTTCTGAGCTTTTGCGATATTGACCAACTCTTGAATACCACCATCACTACTACCAGAACCACTCATTGCAGAAGCAACTTTTCCAATAGCAACACCGCCAACACGAGCAATACCACCAACACCAGAAATCTGTGCACCAATTTGGTTCATATCATTTCTAGCAGCTGATTCTGCAATTTTTGCCTGAATGAGATTCGTCTTTTCCGCAATTTGAGCACTAATATTCGATCTAGGTGCTGTAATTGCCTTTCCAATATTCCAAAGACCACCAACAGCCCCAAAAGCAGCGTTTGTAAGCCCTGCAGCAGCCTTATTTCCGCCCGTAGCAGCACTGACTAGTCCTGATATACCATGTTGGGTTCCAGACGCTAGGCCGCTTCCTAGAGCGCCTGCAACCTTTCCGAATCCAGACCCACCGAATGGACTAGATTTTGCAAATCCGTTCAGTTCACCTTTGATGGCTTCCAATGAAGCGAACAACTGTTCACCATCCTGTTTGTCTGGAAGATTCTTTGTCTCAGACTGAAGAAGAGTAACTTGCTGTCTGAGAGCCTTTAGCTCCCTACTAGTAACATTGGCTGGATTTATGATAGATAAGGATTCAACAATTGTGTCGGCAATGGCTTTAGCTTCCTGACTATTCAGTTTTGTATTATCCAGTGCACCTTCAGCACCAATGGATGCACGTCTAAACAACTTTTCCCTTCTAGAACCAGATGGTGCTTGAGCTTCACGAATTTTGGCTAACGAATCATACTGTTGATTGATAGAAGCGTTCAGGCGCGAATCTGCTTCGTCTGCTCTACGAAGCAGTTCTTTTAGTCTCTTTTCTTCTGGTGTAAGGGGTGCCTTAGTTGCCATTCTTTAAACTCTCTATCCTCTTGTTTTCGTTATCTATCCATTCATTCAGTAAATCTATAGTAATAGACCGCTCAAAGGGTACCATTGACTCAATGGCTGTTGGTGAATACTTATACTCTTGCATTAACGTAAAGTGAAGGCGATAGTAAGACGCAAGGTCTATCTCACTACAGCCTAGGCGAAAAAATCATTCAATCCCTCTAACGTATATTCCTGAACTCTGTCACACTTTTGACATTTGATAGTAGTTGTGTAAGAAAGAGAGGGAATCTTCTTGAAGAACTCTTCAATTGGCTTCAGAGATTCTTTATCCAAATCTTTGAACCACTTCTTTAATTCTTCTATCGTTGAATCTTTAGCTGGATACTTGACTTCTTTGTCAAATAATGTTACAGCACATCTGGACATCAGTTCGTATGCAATTTCGTCTGTGTCAACTTCTTCTGATCCATTGAATTTTGCAACGACATCAAAATCTTCGAAACCGGGATATCTGAATGCCACAGCTAAGTTATCATTCAATTTTATGTTTGCGACATCCTTAAATTTCGTCTTGGCGAAGTCAGTTGTCTTGTCACCATCCTTGATGAGAAGTTTGACTTTGTCCAAATCGATAACAAATCTCGTAGTTTCCTTGCATAGTCTATTTTCATTATTCGGACATTGAGATAACTGCACAGAAGCTTTTAACTTCTCTCCAATAGAACGTCCACGAAGCTGTAGAAACATCCATTCAATATCGAATGTGGTAAGCTTGCTGATATCCAGAAGGCTATTTGTAGCTGCACCAATAACTGCTACCAAGGCATCTTTAATCTGCTCTGGATCATCAGATTCAGCTGCAGTCAAAAACACCTTTTCTTCTGCGCCTGTATATGGTCTGTATTTGACCGGCTGCTTTGTAGAAGGAATGGTTGTAGTGTAAATTGGATAAATAATGGTGGGAAGGTTAGCCATATTGAATTCTCATGATGTGTTGAATATTTATACAGCAGAACCAAACGATGATGCCAGATTTGCTGCTGTTCCGGTTGCACCTGTTATTGAGAGAACATCTGGAAGATTAATTTCTGGTAGTGGAAGAAGATCACCCAATCCACCGGGAAGGTCTGCAGGAGAAATGGTTTGATATCTTTCATAGGCCATTGAGACCCTGAATGTGACAAATTGATTCTGTGAATCCCAAGACAGACCAACTTCACTCATGTCATATGGAAAGCAATTTTGTAGTCTGCAGATGTGGTTTATTTGACCGACCGAGTTGTAGCAGTTGATCAATAGATTACCAGTATAACTGTCAAAATATCTGACATCGGTATTGTAAAGAGAGTGAGGTTGAACAAAGTCTGTCCATGCATTGAACAAAACTTTTTCTGCCATATTCTGACTCATGATAATCTCAAGGATGACATCACCGAAGAAAGAACCATTGGCTACTTTGATAACAGGTCCATAGTTTCCATTCTGATAGTCAATAGTGTTGATGTGTCGGCCCGGAAGGTTCGCTCTCATACACCTGAATCTGAAATTTGCAAGTCCGGTCACACCAAATACTGG